TTAACCCAACCTATAATTAATTCTTTTTCAGAATCGTATTCTTCTATAATGATACCCTCAACTGGGTCACAGCATTTATCTATAGGACTTTTAATAGTAACTACGTGTTTAATACTTTCTTTGGTAGAGAATTTATAAAGACTTGTTCCGATTTGAGTGATTATATCATTTATATTTTCGGGATTTGGAAACTCATTGCAATTTTCATATCTACTGGAATACGAGAACGCTTCTATATCCCAGGAAGCTAAAGTAAGATTAGCTACTTCTTGAATATCTAAAGGAGAAACAGAGTTATATTTACAAGTATAACTGTGCTGACATCTTGAGATTTCATTGTTTTTCGAGATATTTTTAACTGATACCCATCCAGCCATTTTGATATCCATTTTATGAGTAAATCTCAAATAAGGTTCTATATTTGATTCATAAAGATCGAATTTAAGTTTGTTGTGGATGTCTATTGAACATATTTTTGGAAGAGTGTTTTTATTCTTAGGATTCAAGATGTATCTTATTTTATTGAAAGTAAATAAATTTCTACATACAAATTTGACAAACTTGAATTTTTTAGAATTTGTAAATCCTTTGTACTTTTTTCTTTCTACGATAGAAACATTTTCTAAGTCTTCACTATTTCTAAAAAGTTTACTTTTGATATATTTTTCCAATTCTTTTTTTTGAAAATCTCCAAATGTGTCTTGCAAATGATCTGGAATAAGTGCAAATAAATAAGGTTGATATTCTTCAAATCTAACGCATACAGATTCTCCATTGCGATTTACACCAAATGCATAAATCTGATATTTACTATCTGGCGTATCAGATTCTTCATTTTCAATTTCTTCATCAAATGCGTCCCATGATAAAATTTGGAAGCATAAATTATCTTCAGATTTGCCAATTTGTTTTCTTACAAATGCTTCCATATATTATAGTATAATTGTAGTATTTAAGTAATTTTATTAAATTAAATTATTTTATACAATTAAATAATGATTTTAAGAAACATAATCATAACTATATTTATATTTTTAACAGCGTGGATTATATTTAGTCCATGTAAAAGTTCTTCTAGAGCCAGTGGAGGTAAAGTATATAGAGCATCATCTTCCAAAACGGCAGATGTACTTGAATTCTTGGAGAATATATCGGTTGATTTTGCTAATAAAGTTAAGACCGTTGATGTAGATTTAGGAAATAAATTATTAGAACGACTTGTTAATACAACTTTTGTAGAACTAGATCATAAAGAATATTCAACTGTATGGGCTTGGAATGTTGAAAAAGGAAGAGAACTTGCGTTTCGTTTTTATAAACAAAACGGAGAACTTGAAGCACCAGAGGAACAGATATGTTCTTTATTACACGAATTAGCTCATTCCGTAGTAGAATATTATGATCACAATGCAAACTGGCAAGTAATGAATGATTATTTTCAAAATTTCCCGTATGAAAATGGAGGAAGAATTAAAGAATATTACATAAGTTTATTAGTAAAAGAAGAATTATATGAAGGAGTTCAAGTAAGTCCCATTGCAAAATGCGATGGTAAATCTCCTCTAACAAGTTAATAAACAAATTAATTTCCTTTAAAAATTTATTTTTTAATAATAAATGAATGATCTTTTTATTGGAGGAGGTGGAATGAGTGGTATAATGTTTGTAGGAATTTTAGAATATTTACACGAAAACAAACTTTTAGATATTAAAAATTTTTATGGCACTTCTATAGGAAGCTTAATAGGTGTTCTTTATATATCAGGTATAAAACCAATTGATATTATTAAAAAAATTATAAGTATAGAATTTTCTCAAGTATTTAAATATAATATTTCTAATATATTAAAATATCACATTATAGAAGAAAATTGTCTAGATAATTTTTTAAATATCTCTTTAGATTCTCTAGAGGAAAATATCACTATTAAAGAATTTAGTGAAAAATTTAATGTAAATATTAATATATATGTAACTAAAATAAACACAAGTGAACATATTAATTTTAATAATATAGATTATCCCGACATAAAAATTAAAGACGCGTTAAAAGCGTCAATGTGTATTCCTTTTTTATTTAAACCCGTAATAATAAATGAAGAAGAATATGTAGACGGTTGTTGTAAAAATATATATGGTTCTCCAAAGGAAGATATAGAAATAAATGGATATTCTATAATAGCCGGATTTGAAGATAATCCTAATTTTATAATTAAGGTATTAAAAAGTATTTTTAATACTAAAAAACCCAATTGTAAAAATATTATTTATTGTAAAGCTTCTACAGAAACATATGGATCATTAAATAAAATTGAAGAATATCAAATATTAGAAATGTATAAAAAAGGACTTTATACGGCAAAAGAATATTTTAGTTGATAAAAACTATTCTGTTTAATTTTTTAGAACTTTGAATAGTTTCGTAATTTTCAAAAAACTTAGCGATACTTTCTTTTTCTTTACTTTCTTTTTCTTTGCTTTCTTTACTTTCTTTACTAAAATCTGGATAATATTCAGGTATTACATTAATTTCCCATTTATTATACTCTATTTCTTTAACAAGGTTTTTGAATTTTTTAGAAGTTATGTATTCCCCGTTGTAATAAAAATCATTACAATGTTCTGAAAAAATAAAATACGGAATTTTATTTAAGTTGCAAATTTCAATTATGTATGAAGAAAGAGTATTATATTCGACAAAATTATGAAATATAATACAAAATTTTGAATACATTAAAACTTCTTTGATGTCTTCAATAAAATTTTTATCACTTACAGATCTTCTAAAAAGATTAAAATCATTTTTAATACATAATTTATTAATAAATTTCATATTTTTTCCATAAAAAAAATTGATTTTATTAATTTTTAAAGATTCATTATTTACTCTTCTAATAATTTTGGCATAATTATCCCACGAATTGTCAGTTACAATTGTTACTGCCATTTTATCTAAATATGTTTTATTTTTTTATTATAATTTAAAATTAGCAATTTTAGTTTAATTTTAAATTATAATTTATATTATTATTAATAATGTTAAAAGTTCTTATTATAGTAATAGTTTTAATAATTACGTTATGGATTAAAGAAGGGTGTGATCTTATTTTTTCCCCCTTTTTAAAAGAAAATAAAGATTGTTGTATCTTAGAATCAAATGTAGAAACTAAAATGGAACCAAAATTAGAACCAAAATTAGAACCAAAAGTAGAAACTGTAGATATACTTTCTGATTATATTATTGTATTATCTAGAGAAAATTGTCCATTTTGTAAAAAATTAGTAGACGAATATATTTCTAAAACTTCTAAAAAATACACTGTTATAAATTTAAAAAGTAATTTAAGTTTTAGTTTTGATAATAACTTTTTAGAAATGGAACCAAGGGAAAGAGAAAATATAATTAAAGGAATACAGGTTTTATTATCAAAACCTCCTATTTTATTTCCAACGATTGTTTATAATAAAATTATTACAAGAGGTTTAATAAAATCTAAATTAGATAATATCTTTTTTTAATTTATTTTTTTTAAATAATTTTGTAAAATTTTAATTATTCTAATTATTAATCTAATTAGACTAATTGAATAATGAATTCATCCAAATTTGAATTTGGTCGTACTATGAATGAGATGATTATTGACGATATCATCTCTGATATACTTTATAATATGAATATTGAAATGTTTAAGAATGAAGTTTCTAATGAAATATTAGAAAAAGCAGTTTATTTTAAGAAGATATTAACAGATAATATTTATGATTATGAAACTTTTAATATTTATATTAAAAAAATTAATATAAAATGGAGTGATGAAATTTTAACAGACAAGTTTATAGATTTGCTTTCTCAGTTTGAAAAAGAGTTTTTAAAATATAAGGCAAACAAAGAAAAAGAAATTATTAATTTTGCAATGGAACATGATGCTAAAATTTTATTTAAATCGATGGAAAAGTTATCTTTTAAACCAAAAAAAACTATAAAAAAACTTCAATCAAACAAATTAACGGCGCTATTTTCTGGTTGTTCTATAGAATAATCATAATTTGGAACTGATATTCTAGAATCTGTTAATGGAGAAGATCTTTTTACATATCTAACATTACCGAAGCCAGTTTTAGTTGTATATACTTGAGGTTCATATTCGTTATAAAATGTTGTTCCAAATTTATTAATTACGTATTCTCTAAGTTCTTCTGTATTCATATCACTAATCTTACCAAACTTTTTTTGTTTAACGGGGATTAGAATTGGTTTATTGGGAATTAGTTTATTGGGAATTGGTTTAAGTTGGAATGGGTTAGTTGAAAACGAATCTGGAGTTTCTTCACTCGAATCTTCGTGATCTGAGTATTCGTTATTTAAGTCTTCGCGATCTGAGTATTCGTTATTTAAGTCTTCGCGATCTGAGTATTCGTCATTTAAGTCTTCGTCGCGAAACATATACTTTTCATTTTCAGCTTGCATATCATCTTCTTCATAGCCAAAATTATTTGAGTTTATCATATTAATATTTTCTCTAGAATATAACTTTTGTATAGTTCTGTAAATATCACCTAAATTATTTTCATTTATAAAATTTTCAAAACTCAAATCAATTTTATCACTTATATCTTCGATTGACGTGTTATATAAAAAGTTGACCCATTGATTTAATAATGTATTAATTTTTGTTTCAAATAATAATTCTAGTTCTTTATTACTTGTATTTCCTTCTTTATCAGCGTTTATTTTCATTATACGTGTTCTAAACATTTCATTGTCATACACTGGTTCAATTATTATAAAACTTAAATATTGCATCCCTCCCATGTCTTCTAAATCGAAAATTAAAAGAGGTATATAGTTAATACTATTTCCCAATTGACCCTCTTCTCTAGCTCGTTTTTGTTCTTGTAATTGAAATTTAATAAGTTTATTTAGTAAAATATTATAACGTCCTCCGAAGTCATTTCCAAGAAGAGGAAGTCTTGCCCCTGGAGCAGGAAACCCGGAATATGGATCATTTACCATTTCATCAGATGGTTCCCTCCTAAACAGAGATGGAGGTTCATAAAAACCCGGTCTTATTTGTTCTTCACTAGGTGTTCTACTAAGAAACCCTGTTGCAGCCCCTGGTGTAAAAAATGGTAGAGATTCTCTACTAGGAACCCTTGAAAATGGCGGAGGAGCTGTACTTAAACCAGCTGCCGCAGCCCTTGAGAATGGTAAAGGATCGGTACTCGAACCAGCTGCCGCAGTCCTTGAGAATGGTAAAGGATCGGTACTCGAACCAGCTGCCGCAGCCCTTGAGAATGGTAAAGGATCGGTACTCGAACCGGCTCTTGGAGCTCTTAAAGGTCTTAGAGATAAAGGATCTCTTAAAGGTGGTAAAGGATCTGTACTAGAACCAGCTCCGCTACTAGAAGGAGGTGCACTTCGAGAACCAACACTAGTTTGTATTCCCGCTGCGTCTAAACATCCTCTTATATCAGTTTCTTTCATATTTTCTAACATCCAATCTATAATAGCAGGAACAGATTTTCCAGCCAAAAATTCAAGTTTTGCCTGACTCATTATTTACTAAATAAATATATTTTAATTTAATATTTATTTTGTTTCAAATGTTTTAATAAAGGATGAAATTACTTTAGGATCACTAGCAGCAACTAATAATAAATCGTCTAACATTGATTCATCAAAAGCTTTATATTCGTATATTAATTTATTAACATCTGCGTTAATTTTTTGTTTTTCTTCGTTCATTTTAAAATTAGAGATAATTTTTTTTCTTAAACTTTCTGGTGTATCACTTTTTTCTGCTATTTGAAAAAGACATCTAATTAGTTCAGGTGAACTATCTATGGAAGTATCAAATGTTAATACAGCATCACCTTTTTCTTTAAAATATTTTTTACGAATTCTAGGAATTAATTCATACTTTCTTACTAATTCTAGAAAGTAATCTTTAATAGAAGAGTCTATATCGAGATTTTCAAAAGTTTTGTCGGTATTCCATGGTACCAACTGTTCTATCATATTTAAATCACTATTTATTATAGGGTCTTGTAATATTTTTGGATCTGGATATGAAAGATAACCTTCGGTCGATAGACCCGTTTCTTCAAATTGTATAGGAAAATCTTTTTTTGGATAAGAATACTTCCTAGATAATATGTCGCTCAGAGGAACACTATCTGGTATATCAATTCTTTTATATATTTTATTTTCTGATTGATCAAAAAAATGTACATTATACTCTCCATTTTGGAGAGGTACTATATTTTCTTCCAGTCTTATTATATTTCCAAATTTATTAATGTTGACATCTATAGAACAATTTTTAAGTAAATATTCTAATTCAACGTTTATTGCATACTTCTTTAATGAAGAAATTGTCATTTTTTGATCAATACTCACTGATGATAATGATTTCCAATTTTCTATTTGATTTCCTCTTAAAATCTCGGACGCATCAGGATCTACTTCTCCAAATCCAGGAAATACAGAAAAATGTCTGAATACGTCTACATATTGATTTTCTGTTTCTAAACTCGAATGACTACAATATCTTGATGCACGGGCTATAATTTGACTTATTCTAGATTCGTTCCACCAAGGATCTGTTATATGTACTTGTTTTACTTGTTTAAATGAAACGCCTTCCATGACGGATCTTGTTCCTAGAATAATTTTAAGTAGTTTACCATCAGAGTTATTTGCAGAATTAAAAATTGTACGTGCTTTTTTAACTAGCTCTCCTCCATTTTTATCCTTGGTAGTTTCTGAGCTCCATATAAAAAATCTAGATACACCTGGTTTTAAATCATTTTCTGTAAAAGGTTTATATCCGCATGCTTCTAATATAGCCGCCAATGGTTCAACTCCATAAGTCAGCCAATTTGAGAATATGAAAACAGGTCCATCAGAAAGCATAGATAATTCTATAATTTTAGCGAATTTTTTTGAATACTTTTCTACATACTTTAACATAGAAGCTGGACTTATTTTACCTTTTGATCTTAAATCATTTTTAAAAACTTCGAGTGCTCTTTTCTTTTGATCTATAGTTTTATTTATTTCATCTCCAGTTTGTGGTAACGCTATATTAGAATATTGTTGAGTAGTTACATAAATTCCAGATACTTTATCTTCATCGCCGGAATCAGAAATTTCTAAAAGAATATTTTCAAATCTTTCAAATCCAGCTTCTACTTTAGTTGCCTGTGACTTCTTTGCATCGGAAAGAAGAGCATTTATATAAAATTCTTTATGTGTTGGAGAAAAAGAGTGTTCTAATTTAATAGTTCTTTTATATGGGTACGCATTTGGATTTCCTCCTTTAAAATAAGATACATATCCAGAGCATATATAACTAATAAGATCTTTATTCATAATACACGAATTCTGCGAAACCCATGTTTTACTTGTTTCATTTTTAACACAATTTCCTTCTTCATCAAATTCGCCTATAAACATATTATAAAAGTCTTTTTCGTTTAAAGGAAAAGGTATTCTAGGTCTTAACAAATTTATTGTCAAGGCTAATTCATACGGATTATCATATATAGGAGTAGCTGTTAATAATGCAATTCTTAAACCTGGGTGAAAATAGTACTTAATAGCGTCATATAATTTTCTATAATATGCTCCACTTGCTGATACAAGACGTTGTATCTCGTCAATAATTAATAATCCATTATCTGTAAATAATGCGGAGTCTCCGTCATAAGGAAGCGGAAGAGAATTTATAAACATTTGATGTGATACTATATCAAATGTTCTAACAATAGGTGCTTTGATATCATTTTTAAAAGCATTTAAAACTCCGAGTCTAGTTTTGTACTCATTTTGTTTTTCTTTGAATTGTCTTTCAAGACTTCTTTTTTTATCTAGTTCTTTAGTTTCTTTTATTTGTTCTTCTAAAGAAGTTACTTCTAATAATAAATTGGCTACTTCTTTTTTTAAAGATTCAAGATTTGCTATCTGAGTTCGATTAACGTATACAGTTTTTTTTCCATTACGTAGACAAAAGGAAGGGCATGAGAAAAAGGCACCTCCACGTGCTTCTCCTATAATTTCTTCGTAATACTGTTCTACAAGAGGAGCAGGTACTACAAAAATAAGTTTTTTATTTTTAGAATTTTTAAGTGCTTCTCCAATAACAATTGATGTACAAGATTTTCCAGAACCTAAACCATGATAGATTAATAAATTTTTAAAATTTGAAGCAGAGCCCATAATTTGGCCAGCAAATTTTTGTTGTGGAGTGAGAAAAGATGTAGATAATTTACATATCTGTTCATTTGTAAGTTTTATATAGTCTTCTTTAAATTCAAATGGAGAATCCTCAGGAAAAGCACTTGAGGAATATTGTTCATCTATAAACTCGTATAATTCTTTACTGTTATAAGTGTTAATGTCATAAAGTGAGGGAAATATTTTATTATCACAGTTAATCTTATATTTCTCAGTTTCCTCTGGAGTTTTATATTGATATTGTAAACATGACATTTATAATATTAATATGAAATTAATTTTTAAATAAATAATACATTCTTTTTAATTCTTTTATTTTAGATTCTTTTTCAAACTTCCTAAAAGATTTAATTAGGAGTCGTCATTCAGAATCTGGTTAAACATTTTAATTTTGAAAGATACGCGCCGATCATCCAAAACTAGTTTCCTCAGTCGAACGGGCGGCTGGTCACCCGAATCTATTTTTTCCAAATGCAGGTTCTTCTGTTATTCCAATGTTTTTATACGAAGCGCCTGGAGCGTTAAAAGGTGAGGCATTTTTCATTTCAGCTTCTATTATTCTGCAATTCTCATCATATAATAAATTATATTTCGTTCCCCGAGCACCCTTTCCCAACTTTTGTTCAGTAGCCTCTTTTGCTAGTCTCTGTATCCAAGTTTTTTTCTTTTCTTCAGGGGTGTTAGTATTCCAAATACCCGTCGCCGCGTCCGCTGCCGCCGCCGTCTTCTTTTTAGCTGGAGGTGGCATTTCTTTCCAATCGTAATTCCAGTCAAACGCTCCAAATCTATTACGCCTTTTGCAATTGCATTTCTTGCACCTTTTGCATCTTACACACCTTTTGCATTTTTTACATCTCTTGCATCTTATACAACGTTTGCACCTCTTTTTTTTCTTAATATCATTTAAGAGTCTTTTTAGAGATTTATATTTGTAAGTGCCATTTTTTTTATAAGTCAGTTTAATTTTAAGTTTTTTAGCATTTGCCCTTACTTTTTTAAGTTTTCTCTTTAATCTCGCCGTACTTCTCATTTAAAGTATTACAATATTAAATTTTCTAAAATTAGAGAAACAACTTTATTAATAGTGGGTATACAAACTTTTACAACTTGAGATATTTTTGACTTAGATGGTTGTTTAAGTTCTAATTTATATTTCACTACATAAAATAGAATACCAGCTGTTATAGATTTCGGTGAAACGGAGTCTAATTTATCTAGACATTTAGTATAGATGTCATTACAAATTTGATGCGCATTAAAAGGTAAACCTAGATCTGAACAAAATTTAAAAAATGCATCATTTTCTTTAATGTTTATAGTTTCTTTTCCTAGATGGGAATAAGCGTTAACTTTTTCCATTATTTCAAGAAATATTTTTTCTCCTTTAAGAAAACCTTTTTGATTGCCGTCTGTTTTACTTATAATATCATGTCTGTCTACTGAACAGTTATTATGGATACATGCATAATATAAGCAAGCTGATATCAATCCCATTCTAACCGATGCCCTAGTAAGTTTTCCAGATTCCATACATGTATGCCACATTATTTTTGCAGTAGGAATAATACGTGGATTTAAATTAAGAGTATTACAATAAGACTCTAATTTTTCAGTTGTTTTCCAAAAAGTTTTTTGTTTATGACTAAACGTTTCTGAATAATGAATTCTCATCATAAGACTATTTTTATTTAATCCAGGTATAATAGTCGGAGTATCATATGGATTATCAGAAACATAATTATCTCCTCTCTGACAACAATCTTTGAATGCACCTTGTTCATTTTTGTAAGTATTCCACTCACTTGTTTCATAGATTTGATCATTTAAAACTAAACCACACTCTACACACACAGACTCTCTATTTTCTGAGACTACTTTTTTATGTTGACAATGATTCTCTGAATCAATTTTCATATCATTCATTAATATGTCTAGATCATTCCATATTTGATCCATGATTTCAATCTAAGAATTACAATTAATTTTACTATTAATAAAAAAATACAATATTTTACGCTTTAAAATTTTATTTAAAATAATACATTTTAAATAATGGAAGATCCAAATTCAGTCGTTATATTAGATACTCCTAACACTGAAATAACTTTAAATAAAACTAAATGTTATTTTAATATTAATGTAAAAGCAAATGAATATAATGAAAAGGCATATAATAATTTTTTAGAATATTTTAAACAGGCGTGGGTATATATTTCAACTGAAAATTTAGTTTTTTATTTATTTGTTGAAATTGAGGGGAAGGAAAATCTAGAATTTCCTTTAGATGTTTATATAAAACTAATAAAATGTATAAGTTCTATTGATAATCTTATTAAAAAACATTGTCATTGTATGTGTATTTTAACTAAAGGTTCTTGTAAATGGAAAGAATATCTAGATTTTTTAACTAATCTAATCAAACTTCCTAGACCTCTTTTATTAACTGATAATAAAAAAGATGCCGAAACATTTTTAAATTCTAATAAACTTTAAGAAAGAACATACTTCGCAACGACTAAACCGGATAATATAGTAATAAAAATGCTCATAATTAAGCTTTGCCACCAGATAAAACTATCACCTTCTTTTGCAGCCTTCTCATCCGCCACCGTCGCCGCCACCGGTCTATTTAATACCGCGAATGTCATCCATGTCGTAACAACATTAAATAAAATAATTGGATCTCTAAGAGCTATAAGCATTTTAATAACCGTCGCTTCAAGAACTTTTCCCGCCATTTATTATTAATAAATATTTTATTTTATTAATATTTAATAAATATTTTCTAACCAAAAATCTTTTATTGTACATTTTTTAATTTTATCTAATTTTTTAAGAAGATCAGTTTGTTTATCAGTTAAATTTTTAATATTTTCCTCTGTGAAAACATGAATTTTCATTTCAGTTAGATATTTATAACTTTCTTCAATCTTTGGGTATTTTTTAATCTCAAGTTGTGAATTTATAAATTCTAGAGTTTGTCTAAATATCTTGATATTTTCAGAAATTACATCATTTATAAAATTTATTCTAGATGATACTAATTCTAGATCTTCTATAATTTTTTTAATTAAGTAAGATTGTCTTTTTAGAAAGTAATTATTTCTGATTTTCCAAAAATTATAAAGTATTTCTTCTGCGGATGACATCTTAACAATGTCATTGTTTTCATTAAAAACGTACATGTTTTTACCTGATATATGAGAAACTAATTTTAATTTTTTCTCAATTTCATTACTGTATTGCAATTCGTATAGTTTATCAAGTTGAAATTTTATTTCAAAATGAATGGAGGTATCTGTAGAATCATTTTTATAGGAGTAGATCGTTCCTTCTATTTCAAGCTTATCTAGATACAATTTATAATCTTCAGTCCAAGTTCCGATCGGAAGTTCTTTTACTGTAACAGTATTCCCTGAAATGCTATAAATACCATGTGTTGTCCATTTGTTATCTTCCACTTTAATAATTTTTCCTATAAAACCTTTATACCATGGTGTAAGTTCTTCTATTTCATAATCTTTATCGTTTACTAATTTAATAAGTCTTTCTTTAATGTCCTCTGGATTAAAACATGGGATATCAGTTGAAAATCCAGTTCCAATACCTTTTGCACCATTTATTAGAATCAAGGGTAAAGTAGGGACATAAAACTTGGGCTCGATAGAAAACCCGTCGTCATCTAAATATTCTAAAAGATTAAAGTCACTTGGGTCAAATAATTCTTTAAAATTATCTGTCAATTTTGTATAGATATACCTTGGACTTGCAGAATCTTTTCCTCCAAAAAGTCTACTTCCAAATTGTCCAATGGGTTCTAGAAGATTCATATTATTAGATCCTACAAATGTTTGTGAAAGATTTATAATTGTATCTTGAAGACTTGCCTCCCCATGATGATAACTTGAAACTTCAGATACGTATCCAGATAATTGTGAAACTTTCATCTCTGTGTATAAATTTTTTTTAATACATGCGAATATTACTTTTCTCTGTGAAGGTTTTAATCCATCTATAAGACTAGGAATTGAACGAATATTGTCTGCAATAGAAAATAGTGAAAGTTCTTTATTAATTAATGTTTTTATATTAACATGACTATCGTTGTAATCTAATATTTCAGAACTCTTAATTCTTTCTAGAATCCACTTTTTTCTTGCATCTGATTCGGACTTAGAAAATCCAAGATTTAAGTAATGATCATCTTCTTCAGATGTATTTTTATAATTTAATGTTTTCATTTCTTTGAAGTATTCCTTGGCTTCAGTCGTAGTGCTTGTACCAAGTCCTTTGTAATATTTGATTTTAAAGCCATTAGTTTTATTTGATTGTTTCCATTTATTATAATCAGATATGTTGTAAAAAGGTATAACACTATTTTTCCCCGTTACTTTTATAACAGGGGTTATAAGAGACGAAATAAAATCAAGTTTCAATAGTTCTGGCCAACTATGACCTATAAAATTAACTAGTAGACTTTTAATATGAAAACCATCGGTATCTGCATCGGTCATAATAAGAATTTTACCATATCTCAGTTCTGATACACTTTTGTATTTTTTACCAGTTTGTAGTCCTATGATCTTTTTGATATTATTAATTTCTTCATTATTTGCAAGCTGAGAATAAGTTGCAGTTCTAGTATTTAAAAGTTTACCTCTTAGAGGAAAAACTCCATAATGATCTCTTCCAACAACTGATAAACCTGATATAGCTGTAGCTTTTGCAGAATCACCCTCTGTAAAAATTATAGTACACAATTTTGAATCTTTTGTACCAGCTTTGTTTGCATCATCTAATTTAGGAACTATAACCCTAGTTGTTTTTTTACCATCTGTTTTTTGAAGTGTTTTCTTTTCCTTTGCTTCTGCGATAGAAAGAATATTATCTACTATTCCAATTTTTAGTATTTGAGATATAAAATCATCAGATGCTATAAATTTAGATCCAAACTCTGATATTTTTGTTATATTTTTATCTTTTGTCTGTGAAGAATAGCTTGCATTTTCAATGAAACAATTTATGAAAACAAAAAGATTTTCTTTTACATAATTTGGTTTAATAGTTAACCCTTTATTTTTATCTTGAATAAATTCAGTTATTCTTTTAACTATTGGATTTATTACATGATCTACATGAGATCCACCGTCTATGGTATGTATTCCATTCACAAATGAAACACATTGAAATGTTCCTTGAGAAGGTGCAACTGCAACTTTCCATCTTTCTGTTTCCTGAATAGCTCTTGGAAACGATTTTTTTGGTCCTATAAAAACAGAAACATAGTCTGAGAAGTCTTTAATTGATAACTTTTTACCATTTAAAAAAACATCAACTGTTTTAGGTGTAATAGCACAGATATCAAATACTCGTTTTATTAAGATATCAATGGTATCATCAGAAATACAATTGACACCGAACTTTTCAAAGTCTGGCGAAAAAGTTATTTTAGTATACTCTTTACTAGATTTAGTAATCACTGGTTTTCCAATTTTACTTAAATTTTCTTCAAATGTTTGAATGTATTTTTTTCCATCTTTTGCAGTTTCTACAGTGAAAGTTTTAGAAAATATTGCTGTAAGTTTTGCACCAAGACCGTTTAGTCCTCCTGTAGTTTTTTTAACTGAATCATCGTAATTACTTGATGTCAATAAATTTGCAAAAATTAATTCTGGAATATAAATATTATACTCCGGATGAATATCTATAGGAATTCCAGAATCGTTGTATATAGAAATAGCTTGCTCAGAAATTTCTACTTTGATAGTTTTAACATTTTTATTACGCTGAACTTCGTCAATGGCGTTAACCAGGATTTCATCAAAAATTTTATAGATTCCGGGATTCCATTTGCATTCTTTAAAAATTGCCGTATTTTCATCCAGATCTACGATCCATGTTTCTAATGTAGTGCATTTTGTATCTCCTATATACATGCCAGGCCTGGCTAAAACATGTTCGATTTGAGAATATTTTTTGTAAACCTCAGCCATATTTCATACTACAAAATGTTTACTGTTTTTATACTAGTTAATTTTTTGCAAATTTTAGATTTTCGATCAATGAATTAATTTGTTGTTCCGTTCGGATTCCGATAAATTGTTCTGTATTATTTTTATACATGATAAACGTGTGAGGCAAAGAATAAATTTTATTTTCAATAAAAAATGATTCGAAATTGATATTATCTACTGAAACATGATAAATTATAGAATCTGGAATATTTACTAAAATTTTATCTAGTTCTACACATGGAATACACCAATCTGCTCCAATTTTAATAAAAACTACCTTTTCTCCAAAATTTATGTTTTTGAGATTATTAAATGTTTCTAGATCTTTGATTGTTATTCCCATATATAATATATATAATACTTTAATTTTATAATACTTTAATTTGAGGTTTTTTTATAATTAAAATAAATTAAGTATTATATAATGAGTTTATTTGAAATGTATGATATGAAAACGGAGAGCATTATGTATTATTTTTTGTTTTTTGGATTCATTTACATAATTTTATCCACTATTAATAAAAAAGAAGAAAATAACAATAACTTTACTATATCATTAATCTTAACAATTTTATTTAGTTTTTATTATTCATACATTACTTTCCCAATGGATACTCTAGATACTTCTAATTTCTGGGGATAATTTATTATTTAAAATATATAAATTATAATAATGTCTCTTAGTTTATCAAAATTCAATCCAAAAAAAATAGAAGAAAGACGAACGACGGGTGCTGGTCCTCCTACGTGTGTTTTTATAGGTAAAAGAGGAACTGGAAAAAGTACTTTAGTTGCCGATATTCTATATTATATGCGTAGAATAAAGGCGGGCGTAGCAATTTCTGCGACAGAGGACGGCAATGCCTATTATTCAAAATTTATACCAGATATTCTTATACATTCTGAATATAAACCAGAAATAATACAACAGGTAATAAATAGACAAAAAAAAATTATAAATTCTGATACAAAAAATCCAGACGGAGATGTTTTTGTTTTATTAGATGATTGTATGTATGATAAAAAAATGATTAGAGACACAAATATAAGAGGTATTTTTATGAATGGAAGACATTGGAGAATTACTTTTCTATTGACTATGCAATATTGTATGGATTTACCACCTGATTTAAGATCTAATATAGATTACATTTTTATTTTGAGAGAAAATATAATTCAAAATCAGGAAAAAATATATAAAAATTTTTTTGGTATTTTTCCTCAATTTAGTGTATTTCAAGACGTACTTAATAGTTGTACCGAAGGTTATGATTGTCTAGTTCTTGATAATACATCAAAAAGTAATAATATACAAGACTGTGTTTTTTGGTATAAAGCAACCCCTGATAGAAAATTTAAAGTTGGAACAAAAGAACTATGGAAATACTGTAAAAAAAATTATGATGAATCTAAAGCAAAAAAAATAGACGAGTGTGATAAAAAACTAATGAGAAAGAAAAACTCAGTTAACATTTTAGTTAAAAAAATTAAATAAAAGAATAAGTATATAAGAATATTATTAATTCTTTAAATATATGGAAATAATCGAAACGTTGTTGAAAATACCTCAATACGAACAAAGATCTCCAGAATGGTTTAAACAGCGCGAAAATAAATTAACTAGTTCAGATGCTGCAACTGCACTAGGTATAAATCCTTATCAAAAGGCATACGAGGTATTATTTAAAAAATGTGGGCATGAATTAAAACCATTTACAGGAAATGTAGCTACTCTACATGGTCAAAAATATGAAAATGAAGCAATTGAAAAATACTGTCAAATGACTAATAGAGTTAATTATAATTTTGGTCTTATATCTCATGGAGAAGTTTATAAAACAAATGATTATTATTGGTTAGCTGGATCACCAGATGGAATAGCGATTGATAAAAATGATAATAATTCTAAACCAATATTATTAGAAGTTAAGTGTCCGTATAGACGAGTAATTAAGATGGGAGAAATTCCAGCATATTATTTTCCCCAAGTTCAGTTGAATATGTTTATATGCAATTTAGATGTTGCAGATTTTATAGAGTATAGACCGCCTAACGAAATTAATATTGTAAGAGTTAATAGAGATGAAGAATGGTTAAAAGAAAATCTTAAAAAACTTGAAACATTTTGGAAAGAAGTGGAATTTTACAGACTAAATGATATCAAAAAACATCCAAAATTTCCCAATAAAAAAAGAGTTTTAGATCTAACTAATTATGATTCAGACGACGAGTCTGAGTTGTTTAAAGAAATTAATATCATAGACGAAAAAAAATCCGGAAATGAAAAAAAATGTAAAGATTTTAATTCTAATATTTTTAGTATTATAGATTGTTAAAAAAGATAAAGTTTAAAAAATAAGGTTTAAAAAGATAATACATAATAAGATATTATGGGTATCAGAGGCCTAAACAATATGATTAAAAAATATGCTCCAGAATCAATTATGTCAACAAATATTAAAAAATATTCAGGTTCTATTGTAGCAATCGATTGTAGCATACTTTTATATAAATTTAAATATGCTTCAAAAGACGAAAATTCCCACTTGGTTGGAATAGTTAATAGAATTAAATTTTATTTAACCAATGGAATTCTTCCAGTTTTTGTATTTGATGGACTTCCAATCGAAGCTAAGAAAAAAACTATTGAAAAACGAAATGTCAATAAAGAAAAGTTGTATGTAAGACTTGAAGAATTAAGATCAAAAATAACAGAACTAGAAATAGAAGAGGACAAAACTGAAATTAAACAAGAAATTAAACAAGAAATTGAAAAAGTTTCTTCGCAGATTATTACAATTAAAAAACATCATGTATCTGAAGTTAAAGAATTATTGACTTTATCTGGAATACCATATTGTACAGCACCAGATGATGCTGAAAAATTTTGCGCATTTCTTGAAAAAAATGGTCTTGTTGATTATACAGTCACCGATGATACAGATGCTCTGACATTTGGATGTAAAAAAATTTTAAAAACATCTATTTCTAAAATAATTGAAATAAATACAGATATTGTTTTAGAAAAAATTGGAATGGATATGAATATGTTTATAGATTTTTGTATTTTATCAGGTTGTGATTATACTGATACTATAAATCAAATAGGACCCGTTACTTCTTTTAATCTTATTAAAAAATATGGTAATATTGAAGAAGTTATTAAAAAAATAGATTCTAATGTAGAAAATTTTGATTACGTAATTGCAAGAAAAATTTTTACAGAGTTTGATTATACTCTACCAGAAAAATTCGCAATTAAAAAAGTTGAAAAAATAAATTTAATTAAATTTATGGAAGAAAATAATTTTAAAGAAAATATAATTTTTAAATTTTTAAAGATTTTAATTTTTAATTAAAAATAAATTATTTTCTTTTACTATTTATAAATAAGTATGTCGAGATATGAAGATGATTATGGCCCGGATGATGAATATGAATTTGGTGAAGATGATGAATTCCCCTTAGATTTTGGTCGCCGTCGTCGTGGTCGCCCTCGTAGTCGCAGACCCCGTCGTCGCGTAGGTCGTCGCGTAGGTCGTCGTGGACGCAAAGCTCGCCGTGGACGCAAAGCTCGCCGTGGACGCAAAATGATTGGTCGTCGTTATATAATGGTAAAAGGTCGCAAACGCAAGATTTACAGAGGTAAAAATGGCGCGCTCTATTATCGTACCCGTCGTGGAAAAACCTACCTAAAAGGTCGTAGAAGGCGTGCAAGCGGAGGTCGTCGTCGCAGAGTACGACGCACTCGCTACACAAGCTTCTTCGGTCTTGTTTAAAGTAGTTCTTCTAATTTAATGTTTTCATTTTTAAGTTGAATAATTTTTTCAATCGATCTTAAAGAGCTAGGAAAATTATCGCTTATTTTTATTACGTGAATTTTATTATCGCATGTGTTTATTTCAACTACGCATTCATTTTTATAATTTGTCAAGTTTTTAATTGTTTTAATGTGTTCATTTCCATTTATATCAGAATTATGTACTTTAGCAAAAAGTACATCTTTTTTATAATTAGATGCATACATTAATAAATCTTCGTTTTCTTGTATTACTTTTAAACTAAAATTTATTAACTCTGGATTTTTCCATTTAAAACATGTGTAGTTATTACCAAAAATAACTTTTTTATTCGATATCATAAATATTGTAAAACCATTCGGTATTTCTTTGATATCTGAATAATAAATACATGGTTTAATTTTATAAGTTTTAGATTCAAAATTTGTTAAACATATATGCATATGTCTATAAACATAATCATTAAGTGTTATATTTTGTCCATTACTAATATAAATATCATAAATTGTTATTTCATTAAGATCTGTAAAAGAAATATCAAAGACACCGAAATCAGTATAGTTTGATACTATATCAACATTATACATTTTTAAATTTTTTTCAATTATGACACATCTACTAGAATTATCTGAATCTTTAAAGAAGAATAAAATAGCACGTTTTTCAATTTCATCGTTTTTTATATAAAATTTATATGGATATCGTATGATTTTATATAAATCTTTTCTCTCTATACTAACACAGTTCTGTAATGGTAAGGATGTTCCAGAATAATATAGAACATTATTTAATAAAAAAAGAATTCTTTTCTTATTTAGTTCATCTACTTCTTCCATTTTGATTAAAATTAATCATTTCTTTATACCTTAATAATATATAAAGAATGTGATTATTTAAAATTATTAATGACTTTATCTATCAAAGAAACTGTTTTAATAGATTCCTTACTTGTTTTTTATAAAAGTAGAATAGAAATATTCAAAGATATAGTTTATCAAAATACTTCTTTAAGTTTAAGATTGGTAGATTGGTTAGTTACAAATTATTCGAAAAAATATAATATAATTTATCCTTTAACTAAAAGTAATTCCAATGTATTATATTTTAACATTTATCTTGATTATAAAAATCAATTAAAGGCTTATTCTAAAAAATTTTTTGACCCTTTTTGTAGACAAAAAAGAATTATCATTAATTCAAATTCTTTTGAATGGACCGTGTTCTCCGATGATCGTGAAATAAATAAAAATTTTGAAATAATTACAACTGTTGGGCAAATGAATTTTTTCAAATGGTTTATTCAAAATAAAATTTTTATGTATGCTTTATCTAATTTACAGTTAATAGATAATGATATGGTAAATACATATCTAAATAAAAAAAAAGGAAAAAGAGAAGTTTTATCCGAGTTTGCTGTAAAGGGAATATATACAAATAATAAAAACGTTATAATTAAATTCGAATCCTAATTAAAAAATAATTATTTTCTTTTATTATTTATAAATGGGTAAGTGCTATGATGACACGGGATTTGGAGAAGACGAGGAAGATTACGGCGAAGGTGATTACGGCGAAGATGATTACGAAGGTGATTACGAAGGTGATTACGAGTTTGGTAGACGTCGTCGGCGCCCGCGCAGAAAGGTCAAGGGGCGCAGCCATATAATGGTAAGAGGTCGCAAACGTAAGCTTTACAGAGGTAAAAAAGGTGCGCTCTTTTATCGTACTCGTTCTGGAAGAACCTATATCAAAGGACGTAAACGTTCGAGATTTGGAGAAATGGAACAACCGGAATATACAGATGTGGAATTTGGAGCGAGACTACCTGCAACAAAAGTATTAAAAGTATTACAAGAGATAGCAGACAATATGTCACCGGATTTCAAATATTCTAGTCAATTAGGTAGAAGTGGTCGTCCAAAATTATTAACAGCAGATGCTCTCAAAAGAAAATTGACTAAAAACAATATAGATTGGAAAAGAATGCTCGAGATTGCGATAACTTCCGATCCGCGGTATGTACCTACCCGTGGTCAAAAATTCAAAGGAGGTTTAAAATATTTGAGAATGGTTGCAAACAGATGGTTTGGAATTCAATTTAAATATTCTGATAAAGTAGATAAAAAAGGTCGTTCAAAATTATTAACCGAATCTGCGCTCAAGAAAAAGCTTTTGGCGGCTTTTAAATATCTTGGTAAAGATTGGCGCAGCGAAGCAAATACCACCCGTGACATAGTATTAGAAATCTACAAGAATTTAAAAATGTCATTCCAAAACTCTGGAATGAAAAAGACAAATGCAACAAAACTTGCAAATAAAATAATGAAAGATAATGAAGATGGAATTAGTATGGGTCCACAATTATGGTATGAAATTTATAAAGCAGATGTCGAAAAGGGAGATAATCCAGAAAATGCAGCAACAGACGCGACTAGTGTTTTAATAAGAACTCCTCCACTAGCGGACGCTGCTGCTTTGCCACCAATGCCAATTGGTAAAGGAGGCAGGCAGTCGGGCTACGAAAATTTTCTTCCTCCGCGCCCAGGGTCAATGGCAGAGCGCTGGCAAATGGATGCGGACTCTGGGTATTTAGGCCAATCGGCGGCGGCGAGGGGTCCCATAGAAGAAAGTCCTTATGCGCGTGCCATCCAAGATATGCGAAGCCGCCCGCCACCGGCGCGCTCAGGGGGAATGGGTTATCGCGCTTTTATTGACGGTCTAATTGCAGAGGGTATCAGACCTGGTTCCGAAGAGATGGGTAGAAGAGAAGACGAATGGAGAGCCAGACGCGCGGCCGCTTCCGGTTCATATAATCCTCCAGATGCGCCTATGGGAACAGTATTACCTCCTCTTAGAGCTCCTGCGCGTGGCATGTTTGGTGGTGGCGACCAGTCAGTATCGCTACCAGTTGGCGGCCCAGGTGGCGGCAATCCTTTTAATAATGATCTATCGGAACGACTTCTTGGTTTTGGCATGCACTGTAATAAAAGAAGTACTAGAAGAAGGTGACTAAAAAAATCTAGATTTGGAAAATCTGCTGGCAATACCCCGTGGCGCTTACCGAATTATAACGCATTTGACTGGAATAACATGATATGGGATCATCCTCCACCCGACCGTGATTATCCTAACTGGCGAGAAATGAACAACGAACAGAGGAAAGAATCATGGGTAAAATACCGAACATTTAAGGAGCTTGACGAGGCCGCATCAAACTTTCCGCAAGTATTTGATGAAACCGCGGACCCAGATGGTAAAAATTATAATTTTTGGTATAATGAAATTATTAAAACAATAAGATGGGAAGCCGGATTATCATAAGATCTTAAAAAGGTAAATAATAAATAATTTTATATATAGATTTAAAATATATAAAATTAATAATATGAATCCATTGACAAACTGGTTTCTTTCTACAGGTAAATTTACTAATAAAGATTCAGAGAGTATAACTCATTTACTCTTAGATGGAGGAATTTTAGATATAACTAATGACTATGAAACATTTCAAATATTATATGCTAAATATATAAATTTCAAAAATTGCATAGTAGAGAAAAAAACAGAATTTTTTAAATTCTTTATCGACTTTGACATTCTAACTGAAAAAATAATAGATGAGTCTGATTATATTAAATGCATTCAAGATGTTATTTATGAAATATATAAAATTAAAGATCTTAAATGTATAATTACAACATCTGACAAATTTTTAAAAGTTATCAAAAATAATAAAGAATATTATAAACAAGGGTTTCATTTTCATTGGCCTGAAATAGTTGTAGATAACGTAACTGCATTAGATATTAGACGTAATATTGTAACTAGTTTAGTCACTATTTTTGGTAAAATCGAATACTTTAATGATCCATGGGAAAAAATAGTAGATGAATGTGTTTATAGAAAAAATGGACTTCGTTTGATTGGATCCGATAAATGCAATATCTCAGATGGTAGAAAACAATATGAAAATAGAGTTTATATATTAAAATCTGTATACATGGGTACTCAGGATAGTAAAGAATTATTTGAATATTATTCTAATAATACCTTAGAAACCGTAAAAGATACTAGCATTAGAACTAATTGTAATTCTATAACACCTTATATAAATTTAAATCACGTAGAAGAAATTGATAATACTGAAAAAATTTCATCTTTTTTTACAAATATACCAAAAGATGATCCATTAAATATAGAAATTAAAAAATTTTTCAAAATTCACTCAAATGGATACCGCGTTGAAGATATAGGACATATATTTTTATCAAAAGATAAACCAATGATTATAATTAATACCAAATCAAAATATTGTCAAAATAAAGGTGATTTTCATAAAAATCAACATATTTATTTTAAACTTACACCATCCGGGTTATGTCAAAGATGTTTATCCCAGAATATGGGAGAACATGGATGTTGTAGAGACTATCAGAGCTCCTATGTTCCAATAAGTCAAAGTCTATTATCTGTATTAAATTGGAAAAAACCTAATAAAAACAAAGAAGTAGATATTCAAAAAAATTTTAGTCTAAATAGTTTATTAGAAACTATAGAAAATCGTATAACAGCAAAACATTCGTTTACTGGTCCGCCGTGTAAAAAGAAGTGTACATAATTAATAATATACCAAATAGTAGTCCAATAAAACCATTTCCTAATACACTTATTTCATTTGAAGCATTAAATAAAAATGGAAAAATATTTTTAAATGACAAGATAAAATCTTTATTGCTTAATAAAATGTAAATTCCAGCCGATAGAAATAAAAAGTTAATGTTTTTAACTTTAAATAATTTATCTAAAAATGTTTCATTAGGAGATACTTGATTTGGAGATACTTGATTAGGAGATACTTGATTAAGTTCAGTTCTCTTTTCTGGTTCATTAAATGAAACTTTTCTTTGTTCCTTGTCTGGTTTACTATTTTTTTCAACATTGCAATGATATTCAGACATTTATAATTTTATAATATTAAAATAATTTTAAATAAACGAAGGAGATTTATTTAAAATTATTTTATTTGGTATTAAATAAATGGGAATAAGTAATATTGCAATCAACACTTTCAATTCATCCAGTTCTCAATCTTTGACTAGATCAATCGAAGCAGATAAAACTAAAAGAATAACATCTGATTTTCTAACAGCTCCTCCGATTAGATATATAAATGGAAGTGGTGTT